TTCATATATAAACCAGGTAATTGGCTTATTTCTTCAAAGCCAACTTCACCAGCTATCTTTAAGAAATCTGTAGATTCTGCTGTTACATCTAAAACAGTAACTTGTTCTACTCTTGACAACGCTCCATCTACATCTGCTTTAACTATTAATGTTTGACCTTTTGTTACTTTGTTAGCGTTATCTCCTTCTAACTTTAAGAATATTACATTGTCGGAAGGACGAACGTAATAAAAATTAGAAAAAATAGTTTCATAAGTCCCTAAACTTGGTTTAAGAACAAACTTATATTTCTTAGCCCAATAAGGAGCTAAACTATTTATTTGAACTTTAATTTTATTTATACTAACAGAATTAAGAGGCTCAATATAAACGGTATTATATTCAGAAACCAATACAGTTGAAGCACGAGCGTACTCATCCATGTAAACAATTCCTGTTTCATAATCCCTATTACTGTGCAAACTACTTGCGTCTTTGTCTGAAGAAAAAGTTGTTTCTCCTGCTATGAATCTAAAAAACTCAAACATATTAGTTACAATAGAAGCGTCAGCAGGATCAACTGCACGATAATTCATTGCAATAACTTGCAGTTCAAATGTATCAGATCCTGGAGCAACTCCAGTTACAGCAAATCCTTGTTGAGCTATTGCATCAGTTATACTACTATTAAATTTATCAAACGTACAAGTTTCAGCAGGCTTAGTTAATTCGTTATTAAACAAATCAGTTAAAGAATTTCCAGTATCTGATGCTGATAAAATTTTAAATCTTCCATCAGCCAAAGTACCTACTCCAATTGCGTTTTGAAATTGAGCAGAAGTACAAAAATCATATACACTACTGTAGTCTTGATCTAAAGTTATAGTAACACTTAAATTAAAGTTTGCGTTTTTAAAAGTAGTATTAGCTATATAACAATTCGTAGTTGTTGTTCCTGTTAATTTAGCGTGTTCAAAATCAAATGAAAAAGCCACAACAGAATTAGCTTTTAACTTAGCGCTAATTTCTGATAAATTAAATGTTATTTTAGAATTGCTTATATTTTCTGTTGTTCCAGAAATTGTATAAGCCACTCCGCTACCTGGTAACGGACTATTTAATGATATAAAATCTAAATTAGACGAAACATATTGAGTCGAATAATTTAAAGCAATTGTAGAACCTTCTGCACTTCCGTACTTAAAGTCATAACCATCTATAAAGTTTCCATAAAACAATCGATTACTCATTATTGTTTGCGCTTTTGCAAAACGTGGAACATTATCATATTGCCTTAGTAATTCGTCTGCACCAATTGTAGTATATATTTTACTATTTGTAAATGAATAACTTTTAGATGTATTATCTGCCCAGCCATAATCTTCTTTTTTAAATCTTTCTATTACATAAATAATATTAGAAGTGGTGTCTTTATACAATAAGTCTATTTCAGAAACCCTACTACTACCAGTACTAAAAGTTATAACAGCTCCGTTATATCTATTTACCATACCTGAGTTTAAGTAATTTCTTGTATCAAAAGCAAATGTGCTTGTAGCAAATGCTGGTTTAGAAAACAAAGAAGTAGCACTATATCCATTATCTAAATAACGATATCTATATGCAAAACATACAAATCGTTCTTTTAAATAATTTTCATTCCCTGGTAAAGTAACAAGCTGCACTTTAGGAACAGTCAAAGGAACATTTTGCCCTACAACATCCTCAAAACCAGGTGGTTTTACTATTACAGATAAATCTTCTTCTACAATTTGATCTACATTAGCTACAGGATCTGGGTAATTTCTTCCAACATTTATTACACGAGGAGGATTAAAATCATCCGTAAAAAACAATAAATCTCCATCCACTAAATCAACACCAGTAATTAAATAACTTGCGTTAAAATTTAATACAGAAGTAGAAATAACATGATATTGAAGAACTTGATTTGTAGTGTTATAAGAAACAATTAAATCAACTACTCCAGTATAAGCGGCACTACCTGGTTGTGTTGTAAAGTTTTTGTCATGTATAAACCAATAAATATTTTCTCTTGTTCCATCTTCATAAGCTCCTATACATACTGCTGTAGCGCTTAAAGCTGTGTTTAAGAACTCTACAGTCGTTAACTTATCATTTCCCTTAGAGTTTTCAACAGCTCCTATTTCAGTGGTCTCTGTTGCCCCTAAACGAACATTAAGTGCATCAATATATTCGCCTGGTGGAAGAAGTCTTTCGTCTACAGACTTATTCATTCTACCTGCAATAAAATTTGTTGTAACTATTGGCATATTATTTTATCCATTTATTCTGGCCTCTTAAATTCATCAAGAGTCTTCCAGGGTGTATATTACTTAATCGTATTTTTGCATTTCTTAACAAAGAAGATTTATCTTTTCTGGCTCTATTAATAACATATTCATTTATACCTAATCTTCCATTTAAAATAGAATATTTTATATAAGCATAAATGTATTCTTCAAAAAGTTTGTTTACATGAACCTCTACATCTACTCCATTCTCCATTCCATCAGAAACATATTCTAAAACAACTGAATTTGATGCTGTCATATTGCTAAAGTTTATAACTCCAGCTTGTTTGTTTATTGTAAAAGTTGGATTAGAGTTAGCTGTTTCTGTATTTAAACCATATCGCCCTCCTACAGCATAATCAAAGTACCAACATCCATCTACACACCAGCCTTCAGCACCATCATAAGGACTGCCTGAATTTAAGTATATACTTTTAGCTGTTGCAGACATTTGATTTAAATCTAATTCAGAATCTTGAGGCCTTAAAGCGTTTCCGTTTTGATCAAACAATACATTAGATTGATTGTCTTGCAAATAAGCAGAAGACCAATTTGTTTGTATATTTTCTGATAAAGGATATAGCATTCCGTTTCTAAACTGTGAAATACGAACCCAATTCACATAATCTGGAGGTAATACAAATCGCAACTGATCAGTAACGTCTAATTGAAGAATTTTTATTTCCTTCATAGCGTCATAATTTAACTCTTGTATACCTCTTTTTGCATGAAATAATATTTGATATCTTTCAATGTTATTTATTAATTCATGGTTTCCTTGATACATTAACATAAAGTTGTTGACTATCTCTGCTAAAGAAACAAATTGGTAAGAACCCCAGTTTGAATCTGTTGGGTTTGTTCCTGAATTTTCGTAATATGCGTAATCGTTTATATATGCCATAATATTTATTATTGTGAATTATCAGACAACTCTTGTGACTGTCCAAATGCTACTACATCTGCTTCTCTTATTTCAACACCTACGTATTGTAGTATTTTAGCAATCAAAATAGGCTCATCAGATAATGGTAATTCAAAATCTTGATAATCTGCTGCTGAAGAATCAAATAAAGGCTCTCCGTTTTGAAGAACTATAAAAGTCCAATTTGGAGGCAAAGGGTATCTAACGTATTGAGCATAGATCGTCCCTGGCGTCACTAAAGTTTTTGGGTATACATTTATAATGTTACCAGTAATTGTTGTTGTAGCGTTACCTAAAACATATGCAGGATAACCTGTAGATGGTGCGGTAAGTGGTGAAGAGTTTAAATAAAATATTTTATTTTGATTAACACGTTCAACCTCTACTATATTAGTTTCAGAAACCACAGTGTAAGAATTTCCTACAGTAGCTGCTGTTCCAAATATATTGTTACTTAAAGTTAATTGAGTATTGCTGTCAATACTTACAATGTAAGCGATTTGCCCAGCATTAACACTTGTTGAGGTAGTAGATGAAACCAGTTGTCCAACAGCCACTCCATTACTTAAAAATAAAGCAGTATTGTCAGTAAGATTTAAAGCACCTACAGCCGCAGTTGTTACCCCTGAACTAATTACAGTTGGATAATGATTAATTTTATTAATTAAATAGTAGTTATTAGGTAAGTTATAAAGGTTTGCTCCAGAACTTATTAAAGTTTGTGTGGAAGATAAACTATCTATTACCTCTACTAATGATTTTGTAATGTTTGCATATCCAGTACCTGATTGTCTTAAGTTTTCTTTTACTATCTGTGAGTTATACTGATAGAAATAATCTTCAAACATATCCATTTGAGCTTGCTCAGCATACAAATTAAAATCAGCTGGAGAAATATATCCGTAGTTATTTTTATTTGCTATTGCTAATACAGTATTTCGTACTTCGTTTATTGGCATAATTAATTCTTTTTACAAAGATAGCAAAAAAAAAGAGGCTACTTTTTTTTGTAGCCTCTCAATTAATTAAAGTGTAATTGTATTATTGTATTCTTAAAAAGAAGAAATCTTGACCAGCTAACCAAGTTGTATTTACAATGTTTTCCTCTGGATTTAAAAGTCCTGGGAAATCAAATGATACATCTGTCCATTCAGTCTCTAAAGAAGAAGTTATAGCTTCTTGTATTGCGCCTCTCATTGCTGAGTTTGCGCCTACTGTAGAAGAATATGCATAATCAATTTGAGCTAATGAACTACCAGCTGAATTATAAGTAATTTCAATTTCAGAAGAAGTAGTTGCGTCATTTGAAACGTCTGCAATTCCTGATGATCTTAATATTACTTTATAATCATCTGCACCTTCTTTATATACAAGATAATTTTCATTATTTGTAAATATATCATCAGATACTCCAAGCGTAGTTTTTGCTACAGAAGTAACCAGTGTAACAACTCCATCCGTAATATTACGAACATAATCCCCAGGTTTAACACCTGATAAGATAAAATTAACACTTGAGTCTACTAAAAAATTAGCTAACGTAGCACTTGTTGTTCCGTATTTTAATACCGTATATTCTGGCATATAAATAAAATATGCTGTAGCATCTGGTACTCCAGTTCCTTGATCTGATGTTGGTCCAATAGCTAATAAAGTTAATTCTGTATCAGAATCAATAACAGTTACAAGATATTTTTGTCCTCCATTTGCTGCATTTGTTACTCTATCCCATACAATTGCATTAACAAGAACAGTTTGAGTAAAAGTTGCCGCTGCATCTGTTAATTTAAGCGTAGTAGATCCATTTGCTGTGGATGTTCCAGTTTTTACAACATTAAGTTGCTTAAAGTTTATAAATTTTTCCATTGTTTGATTCATTATGCTATTGCAATTGCACTTAGCGGATTAACATTTAAAAAAGATCCTGCCTCTAATTGATAATTTACAGACATTCCAGACAACATTCCTTTTGGTCCGTAAGGTTCTGAAACATTTGTCCATCCTTTTGTTAAGGCTGCTACTACTGCATCCTGTACAGAAACCTGTAGTGCTGGAGCTGCTGCTGCTGATGCTGCTGGCCATGTTAACGTAATAGTTTTTCCTCCTAAATATTTGATTGAAACCGTTGTTGTTGATGGTTGACCTATACTGCTTATTCCAGTTATAGATACTAATTGTGCTTGACTATTTGTCCCATTAGCATCTAATACTGGGATACTTAAAAATTTTTCCATAATAATAATAATTTATGTGTTAATAATAATTTTAAACAGTAGTGATATCACTCACTGCATATTTTGGTGTTAATACTTCAGCTACATTAAACCAAGCTGTACTCAATACATCTTGC